TGCCGGCCTTTACGACGTGGCTCCCCTCATGGAGGACATGTTCCGTGTCGTCGGCTCCCAGGAAGCCAACCTCGGTGGCACGACCGGATCCACGGCCACGGAAGTATCCGTAGCGGAGTCCAGCCGAATGAGCTCCCTTGGGTCTAATGTAGACGACCTGGATGACTTTTTGACCGACCTCTGCAAAGCCGCCGGCCAGGTTCTCCTTCTGAACATGGACCCCATGACGGCCACCAAGATCGCCGGTCCTGGCGCCTCCTGGCCGACCCTTTCCTCCCAGGATGTGGCCGACGAGCTGATGCTTGAGGTTGCCGCTGGCAGCTCCGGTCGCCCGAACAAGGCGGCAGAGATCGCCAACTTTGAGCGCCTGGCTCCGACGATCATGCAGATCCCCGGTATTGACCCGTCCTGGTTTGCCAAGGAAGCCATCCGTCGCCTCGACGATGGCCTTGACCTCACGGAGGCCATCAAGGCTGCAATCCCGTCCATCGTCGCCCAGAACGCCATGCAACAGGCGCAGGAGACGGCCATGGGTGAACCGGCCCTCCAGGGAGCCGCCGGCGCACTTAACACCCCCACCCCTACGGCCTCCGCACCTGGAGCTCCCGTAGGCGGGGGCTCTCCGATCCCTGGAGCTGAAGGCGTCCCGAACATTCCGACGCCCATGACGTACGCCAACATCCCCCAATAAGCTTGATCTCTCTAAAGATCAGCTAATCATAACTTTGTGAGCGAGACGCTAAACCAAGCCGAGTCAACTCCGTCAGTTGCCTCCACACCCCAAACGTCGGAGCCCATCGTGGCATCCGCACCGGAGGCGACGTCCGTCCAGGCAACGGAGTCGGCGCCACCGCCCCAAGACGCTAAAGAGCAGACCCAGGCCCCGTCAGCCTCGGGCGACAAGGACGCTAATAAGAAGGCGAGCCTTCTCGACGTGGTGAAAGCTGCGTATGAGAAGAAGGCTTTACCCGACCCGAATTCGTCCACCGGGGGGCACACAGATCCCGCCCAAGGAAACACCACGGATGCGAAAGGCAGTCTGGACGACGCCAAGACGCAGCCGGAAGGCTCCGATAAAGCGGCCGAAAAGCTGCCGTTTCACAACCACCCTCGGTGGAAGGAAATGCTATCCGAACGTGAAGCTCTGAAACCCAGGGCCGAACAGTACGACAAGATCGTCAATTTCATGAATACCAACAGCCTTACTCCAAGCGAGATGGCTGATGGCATGCGTGTCATGGCGCTCATGAAGCATAACCCCACCGCAGCGTACGAACAGCTGCAAACCTACATCAAGAAACTTGCTCCTTTCACGGGTGAAGAACTTCACCCGGAGATCAAGGCCAAGGTTGATGAAGGTTTCGTAGATCCGGACACCGCAAAGGAACTCTCTCGCCTTAAAGCCGAGAAGGAATTCCTCAACCAGCGGAGCGAGGAGCTCTACCAACAGCAGATCGCACAACAGCAAATCGCTTCGCAAAAGTCGATGTATGACGCTGTGGTCGGATGGGAAGCAGCGGAGAAGGCAAGGGATCCGGATTGGGCTGCGAAATACGAGATGGTTCAAGACCGTGTCCGTTCGCTTATGGCCACGACGAAGCCGGCGACTCCGGAAGAAGCAGTACAGCTCGCAAAGCGTGCGCTCTCCGACGTCAACGACCGACTCCGTCCCCTGGCTGGGCGAAATACGAACATGCGTTCGCCGACCAGCTCGCTGTCGTCCGCAACCTCCCGTCCTGTTGCGAGGTCTCTCGAAGACATCGTGCGGATGGGCCTCCAAACCTAACGAACAAATAAAACATCATGTCGTCGTTCTCTAATCTCGACCACATCGTTGCTTCGGCTCTCGACTTCCACGTCAAGTCCGATGCGTTCGCTCAGACCATCCAGGAGAAGCCTCTCATCGGCGTTATGACCAAGCGCCAGCAAAGCTTCCCGGGCGGTAAGGGCGAAATCACCCTCCCTGTCACCTTCCATGATACCCTTCCGGGCATCCATGGCTACGAAGGCGACGACCAGGTCTCGTATGACGTGACCGGTAACACCAAGCGTGTCTCCTACCCCTGGAAGGAGCTCCATGCCGGCATCAAGGTCACTCTGACCGAGCTCAAGATCGATGGCATCTCTGTCACCGACTCTACGACCGGCGAGTCCACCTCGAAGCACTCCGGCCGTGACGCCACCGTTCTGACGAACATCCTCAAGGCCAAGCTTGATGACATGACCGAGGGCTGGGCCCGAGGCATGAACAGCATGCTCTGGAAGGATGGCTCTGCCAATCCGGATCTCGTCCCTGGCATCCAGCACTTCGTCAAGCCCAACGCCGACATCACCGGTGGCGTGGACCTGTCTGCTACCGCCACTACCGGCGGCATCAGCCGTGCCACCAACCCGCTGTGGCGCAATCGCTCGGCCAAGTTCACCTACACCGCCGGCTCCACGAACATCATCGACGGCCTCCGTCATGAGATCCGTCAGCTCAAGCGTTACGGTGGCAAGCCGAACACGATCCTCTGCGGCTCGGACTTCCTCCAGAAGGTCGAGAAGGAGATCCACGCCAAGGGTCTCTACACCCAGGGTGGCTTCACCGGTGCCCAGGGCATCAGCATGGGCGCTATCAGCCTGGCCGGCGTCGGCGAATTCGTCTACGATCCGACCCTCGACGACCTCCCCGAGTGGAACGGTCTCGGTAACCAGAGCAGCTACTGCTACTTCCTGGACACCGACTCCATCCAGCTCTACGTGATGGACGGCGAAGACAAGAAGACCCACAACCCTGCTCGCCCGGAAGACAAGTACGTCATCTACAAGGCGATGACCTGGACGGGTGGCATGGTCGCCAAGCGCCTCAACAGCTCGGCGGTCTACAAGGCCGTCTAAGCCAAGGCACAGCAAAGTCTGGGGCTGATCCTAACGGGTCAGCCCCTTTTCTTTGTTGCAGTAGCCTTCGGCCGTCTCAGCATGATCTAACCATGCAAATCGCCCTGGCAGAAATCCTCCTCAACGGCAATCTTCAGCATTCGGTCGTTCGTGTCGTGTCCGTCCCGGAAGTCATGATCCTCCGCACGCTCCACGGCGGTGACGCCGTCATCAACGTGACTGACGCATCCTCCCTGGAGCGCACCAACAGCGAGGAGATCGATCGCCTCAAGCTGTTCTACGGCTCCGACGTCTTCTCCAAGGTTTTCCCTGGATCCATGCCTAAACTGCCCACCTCATTCGCCGAGATCAACGTCGAGGTCGCCGGCGGCAAGAAGGCTGCAAAGGCCGAGAAGGTTAACTGACATGGCCAGAGGAACCTCTCTCCTTGAGCTCCGGGACATGCTCCGGGCGGAAGTCGGGGTTTCCTCGAACGCCGCCATGGGCGTCAATACCGTAGATCAGTACAACTCGCTGCTCTCACGGGTCCAGAAGCGACTCTGGACGGATCACGAATGGCCGTGGGCCGTCGTCAATCGTGACGAACCCCTGCTTGATAACCAGCGCATTTACTCGTTCCCGACCGACCTCGAATACGACCGGATCACGAACACCTGGGTGAAGTACAACAACATCTGGCACCCGCTGGAATACGGCATCGGCCCTGCTCAGTACAACACCTTCGACTCGGATCGTGGCACGGGGACTTCTCCTACGGTTCGTTGGCAGCATTACGAAGATGGTCAGTTTGAAATCTGGCCGATCCCGCAATCGACCGGTCAGATCATCCGTTTCCGTGGCGTAAAGAAGCTCTCGCCCCTTGTGGCTGACACGGACAAGGCAGAGCTCGACGACGTCCTTCTTGTTCTCTTTGCGGCCTCTGAGATCCTTAGCCGTAACCAGGCCGCAGACGCTCCGATCAAGATGGCCCAGGCCACCACCCACTACAACAAGATCAAGGGGCTTGCCTTGAAGAACGATCGCTTCGTCTTCGGTGGAGGGGAAGACAAGGGAGACCGACTTCGCATCATTGGCGGCCGATTTGTCCGGGATGACCGGCTTTACTGATGCCGACTTTTGGAGTAAATAACTTCTCTAAGGGCCTCGACACCAAGAGGCATCTGATCGCAGCTGAAGCCGGCGAGCTCCAGGATCTCGTCAATGCGCACGTCAATCGTGGCGGTGAGATCGAGAAGCGTCGTGGCTTCATCAAGCTCGCAGAACAGCAATGTACTACCGTCGGTGCAAGGCCTCCATCTGACCCATATACAGTTCCTGGAACGACGCTTTGTCCTGGGGACGTTGGTTATGATCCTCTGAAGCCGGAGTCTAACCTCGGTACGACATGCTACGCAGAGCCGGATGTTTTTGTCCCAGGTGACCCCGGTTCTCCTGGCGTAACTACTTGCGTAAGCGGCAACTCCCTTCCTCCTGGCACGTTTGGCATGGAGATCACGGGGGCTGGGGTTTTTGTTTTTGGATCCATTCCTAAGCCAACCTGGACATGGCCGGCCGGCGTTGACTACCAGCGTCTCCAGCACCCAGATGGCTTTGCCATGACGGGCGTACGCTGGTCAAGCGTCTACGGCGCAAAGCCTTTCGTCCTTGCCGAGTTTATTAACGGGGACGTCATTCCGTATTACGACGGAGTCGCAGTCGGAAGCTTTGTTAATGGCATCGTTCGTCAGTACATGGGCAACTCTGCCGGCGTAGCCGACCACTTCAAGACCCTCTTCGACACCGCCATAGCAGAGGCTCTTGCTGAAAATTCGGTTCTCAAAAACTACACGGCGTCAAAGCTGGACCCGACTACAGTTCGTCTTGTGGGCAAGCAGGGCGTCCCGTTTGAAGTAGGTACGGAAGCGGAAGCCCCGATGACTATCGTTACTACGAAGGTACAGGAGGCAACGGATGACGTACTTGAGCGTGTTGCCGTGGCGAAGATCACCATTTCACAGGGCACAAACGGCTCGGCAAGGACGTCAGCTGGACACAGGTGGGCTTTTTATTTTTCCGGCGAAGCATCCTGGACTCCACGCATCACCGGCATCTGGATCGACGAAGACGACACCGAGCTCATTCAGCTTGGGCCAGGCTCTCCTGGATTGAGGGCAGACTCACAGGTTGACGGGCCTGCCGCATCGGCGCCCGTGGGAAGCGGAGCCAATAACATGGCCAAGGTGATCGCTTATTACATCAACCTTCAGACGAGCACGACTGAGTATTATGCCGAATACCGCTATGGCGGACGTGAAAAAAAGGCAGATCCTGGCACGCTCACTATTTACGCTCCACAGAGGTTTGCTGAAAGCGGGAACGACGTCACGGTTTGGTTTGAGTTTGACGCAGACCCTACGCCTTGGGCCGGTGAGTGGGCAGAATTCGGAGTAGATACTTCCACGATCCAGCCAAGCCCGAGGAACCCGGGAAGATGGTACGCAAGATGGGCGTCTGCTCTCGCCGGTGGTTCGAGAAATTCAATTTCGTCTTTCATGGTAGAAAGCACGGAGCTCATGAAGATGGGTGAAGATGTGTATTGGAAGACGTCCAACGCCCAGCTTGCAGATGACCTGGTTGCAGCAATCAACCAGAACCTCACGGATTTGGATCCTACACCGGATTACGTTCTTTCCGTTGAAAACACGTCTACAATCGTCGTAACAGCACGACCAGGGACGGGGGCATCATTTAACGGCCGGCGCCTCTATGTAGCAACCGAAGGATCTGTCGGGACCGTTGGAAACCAAGCCTTCGCTGGAGGTCGTGACGGCATGCCAGGGAAGCCGCAGATTACGGACTTCACGTTTGGAGGTTTTGCGGTCGGGAAAAAGCTCACGATCAATGTCACCGACTCGATGCTCACCGCCTATCCTTACCAGATCGGCGCAAGCTGGGTTGCCGGGAAGGAGCCGAGCTTTACGTACACATACAAGTCCAAGAAATTCGCCGGCATCGATTACTCCGTCTACTTCTCCCGCCTTAATGACTGCACCCAATGGGACATCTATGACAACGGGACGGGCTTCATTAACCTTTCAAACAACTTCTCCGGGCGAGATCCTCTGACAGGCATCGGAGTCTACCAGGATAAGCTGGCCATCTTCAGCCGAAGAAACATCCAGCTGTTCGACATCAACTACGACCCGTCGCAGGACGCCCAGGCCCAGGTCATTGACGGAACCGGTACGATTGCGCCAGGATCCGTCGTATCCGCAAACAGCCTGGATCTGTTCTATCTGGCCGACAACGGTATCCGTTCGGTCAAGGCTCGCCAGAACACCGTTTCGGCCTACGCAGACGACATCGGCACGCCGATCGACACGCTTGTCATCGATAAGCTTGCGACGATGACCGAGGAGCAAAAGAGCAAGGCCGTAGCCATCATCGAGCCCGTCGAGGGTCGTTATTGGCTCGTCCTTGGCGATCAGATCTACGTCCTGTCGATGTACGCAGGAAGCCAGATCTTCGCCTGGTCGAGATACGAACCAGGCTTCAACATCGAGTGGATCAGCAACAAGGACAACCTGGTCTATTGCCGGTCCGGGGACAACATTTACGTCTACGGAGGTCTTACCGGCCGTGAGTACGACAGCTGCCCCGTCACGGTTGAGCTTCCGTACATGGACGGAGGAACCCCGCACATCTACAAGCAGTCTTCTGGCCTTGATCTTACGATCGACGGCACATGGACCGTGTCGGCCGGCTTTGATTACACGGCTCCCGACGCTCGTGACACGGTTTGCACGGCGTCCCAATCGACCTACGCCCTCGGCATCATCCCGATGAATGGCGTAGGCACGCACATCGGCATCAAAATGGTCAACCAGGCGCCAGGTCCGTCCAAGGTCAGCAACATCGTCGTCCACTTCCGTGAGCTCCACTCCAGAAGCACGGCCGGCTGATGTATTTCCGTGAAATAAACCACGCCGACGTGGCGTTTGTCGCAGAAAATCTGCGAATTTCAGACCAGAAAGAGGTTTTTGCCACACGATGGACGGAAAGTGGAGACGATCTCGCTTCGGCCATCCTGTCTTACGGTGATTTTGGGTGGATCGCCTGTGCCGACGACGGGACGCCCGTGTCCGCTTTCGGCGCCGTGCCCATGTGGAACGGAGTTTGGTCTGTTTGGATGTTCGCCACGGACAGATGGCCGGAAGTTTCGATCTCCGTGACCAGGTTCATCAAGAAGATCATGACTCCTGCGCTTGAGGAGTCCGGATACCATCGTGCCGAGTGCAAATCGCTCGCAGAAAACACGACGTCACATCGATGGCTTGAAATGCTTGGCGCCTCCAAAGAGTCGGAGATCACAAACTACGGAAGGAACGGCGAGACGTTCTACACTTTCAGCTGGATTAGACCGGTAAGTCGGACACACTTGGATCCATGTGTGCACCATCTGGAGACGGCGGCGCAGCTCAAGCCAGAGCTGACGAAGCAGCTCGACAGCAGCGGATCCGAGAAGGCACCGCTGCAATAGACAAACAATTTGCCGGTTTTGACGACAATTACTTCAAGCAGAGGGAAAACGCCTTCATCAAACAGGCCACCCCGCTTCTGAATAATGCCTTCACGGGTGCCACCCAGAGCGCAGAAATGGCCCTGGCCGCAAAAGGCATGACTGACTCCAGCAATGCAGCCAACGTCGCCGCAGGACTCCAGGGCAACTACAACGCCAAAGCCGCCGGCATCGCAAGCTCTGCCCTGGATCAAGCCAACCAGCTCCGCAATACGGTTGCAGAAAACCGCAATCAGCTCGTAGCCCAGCTCAACGGAGGCGAACAGGCCTTCCAGGCCGGCCGAAACGCAATGAATAAGGCTACCAGCCTTGCCGGCCAACTGAACACCAACCCCCTTGCCGGCATCATCACCGGTGGCATCGGTGCGTATGGAGCCGCCGAGCAGGGCGCAAGATACTCCAAGGAGGCCAACGCCCGTGGAGGCGCCGGCCTGTTTGGCTTCTGATCTATGTGTGAACCAATGTCCATTACCGCCCTTGCCATGACGGCAGCTGGCGCAGCAGCAAAAGCCCGTGGCAATCAGATCGCCAAGGGCAAGATGAACGCCGCCACGGCCGCCGAACGTGAACGCCAGGCGAAGCTCCAGGAGGAGCAGGGAGCCGAGATGTCACGATCGATGAAGCACGCATCTCCGGCCGAACAGGCCAAGATGCTCGCCAAGGCGAACGCCAAGCGTTTTGAGTCCATGCGTGGAGCGATGAATACGGATCAGATCGCCAACTTCCGCAATGCCCATGGAACGGCTGAAAACGTCGCATCCGCAAACAAGGTTCGCATCGGCGACGCAAACAGCCTCGCCATTAACAACGCCAAGAATGATGCGCTCATCGCAGCGTACGGAGATCTTCAGCAGGGCAACAACCTGGCCAACGCACGATTTGGCGAGAACATGGGCCGGATCGGTAACTTTGCCCAGGGCTCTGCCGGCGTACTTAACGACGAAATCACCGCTGCCGGACGTCCGAACGGATGGGGCGACGTTGGTGATTTGCTGACCGCTGGTGGATCAATCGCAGCCGGCAAAGCTGGCGCAAAAGCCAAAGCTTAATTTATGGACATCCCGACATTTGGATACGGAAAGCAACTTGGAGAGGCAGTTCGATCCATTTGGGATCCGAAAGCTGAAGCCGAAGGAGAAAATCTTAGGACTACGAGTCAGTACAATCAGCTTAGGCTCACGGAGGCCCAGGCTGAAGCAAAACGCCAAGAAGAGTCCAGGAGACTGCTTGCCGATCTTATCTCTGGACCGGAACTTCAAGGCCCCGTAGTTCCAGGTCAGTCAATCGTTGGCCGTGACGAGAAGCAGGCATTGTTCACGCCTGGAGAAAATGGTTTTGCCGTTGGCATCAATCGTGACGTAGCAAAGCAAAACGTCCGGAGGATCATTGCCCACCTTGTCCAAAAGAACCCGGAAAAGGCGTCAGAGATCATGGCTACATGGGGGCGTGCAACGCTTGATGGTGGTGTTGAAGGTGACTTCTACACGAAGCTCCAGGCGCAGCTGATCCGTTCGCTTAATGAGACGACCCAAAGCGTAACCAGCAATTCGCACATCCCCGTTTCGCCAACGCAATTTGCCTCACACAAGGCTAACGTAGACGCAAAACTTGAGATCGACCGAAAGGTTGCAGATGCGAATGCAGAACGTGAGCGCATTGCAAGAGAGCAGGAAGCGGTCCGTGCTGCCGGCGCTGTGGCAGGGGTAGGCCCTGGTGGAGGCCCACTTATCCCGTCCGGGTCGAGACTTGCTGAAACATTGTCCGGCGCAAGAACGACGGGGACAGCTCCGGACTTTAAATCTATTCAAAAAGTTGAAGCCCCAGCCGCTGGACAAAACGTAGCAAAGATGGATCCAGCCCCTGCGCCCCAGGAGCCTGTGGTAACCCCTCCTGCGGACGCACCTTATGACCCTATCGGCTTCCCAGGCGAACCGGCCCCTGCTCCGGCTGCTGCTCCGGCTCCCGTTGAGCCCCCCGTGGCCCCGATCACTCAAGCTGAAGCCGAAGGTAGAAACCCATCCGAGAACGGGATTGCCGCAGACTTGACCGGATGGACTCCGGTTCCGGGTCGTCCTGGGATGTACAAGGATGCGCAAGGAAACATTGCCTACGTCCCCGTCTCGAAACAAATGACGGAGTACCAGAAAGAGCAGATCCGACTCCGTGAGGAAGCCCTTAGGCAGCAAGCTCTGAGGGCGCAGTCGAATTCTCCGGACTCTCTCAAGGTTGACCAAGAGCAGCTTGTTTCTGGCGTTCGCCGTGCGTTCAACGGCGGCGTCATGATCGGTAGCACCGGGGATCTGACTCCGACGGCAGCGACGACAATGTCTCCAGGCCTAAAGAGCGTTCTTGAAATTCAATGGACCAAGCAATTCCTAAAAGCTCTTGATGCGGGAGCAGACTCAAGAAGGGCGTACCTGTATGCAACGGAAGTCATGACTGATGTTGTAAGGCGCCATTACTCGAAGCTTGATCAAAAGGACTACATCAGAGACAGCGTAGGAAGCGGAGATCACTACGGAAGGGAAGTCCTCCTTACCGACCGAAACGCATTGGACCCGGACGTTGTTCACGCCGCCGGCTCAGAAGCGATGATCGAAAAGCCGGACGTGATCCCCGGAAGCCCCGCAGACGATGACGTCGAAAAGGGCATCGTATTCAATGGCAAGAAGGTGTCCATGAATGACGCCAATAGGAAAATGATCATGGCCGCCGGCATCATCAATGCCCAAAGAACCAATGGATACATGCGCATGCCAGACAAGGACGGCAAGCCGCAGCAATCGATCATGGTCGATCGATACATGGCCAATGAAGCCCAGGCTCTTTTCCTTGAACTTTATGGCCTTCTGAAGGCATCCGGAGGAGTAATTAAGCCGGATCTCCAGAAGGAATACGAAGAACTTACCAAGACACGCACTCCCACTCTCCCTCGATAAATGGCCAAAGACATTAACGAAATCATTTCCATGGGCACCCCCATGGAGAACGATCAAACCGCAGGATCTCCATGGATGCCTGGATCAAGTGTTTCTGCCGCAAACCTTGAAGACGGCCAGGATCTTGTCATCTCGAAGGGCGGGAAGCTGCTTCGTGTAAAGTACAACAAGGCCACCGGGAAGCTTCAGCACACCGATGAAAAGATGGAGCCAATGACTCCTGCCGGTGGAAGCGGATACGGAGCATACAATGTTCCGATGATGCCGGCTATGGCTCAGAAGGTGACTTCGATTGATCCTTCTGAGATCGAGGCCTTTGCCACGGGCAACTCTGCGCTCGAACAGTTTGGCAAGTCTGCCGCACGTGCCGCCCCCTCTGCTATCGCCGGGGCCGGTGGCTTCATGCTTGGCATGGAAGCCGGAGCTCCGTTTGTTGGCGTTCCTGTCGTTGGTCCCGCCATTCCGTTCGTTACCGGCCTTGCCGGATCCATGATGGCTGCTGGTGGCACCCAAGCTGCCCTTGACTCGGCCGGCTGGCTTCAGCCCGGAGATGCCGAGCGTGAAGCTATCAATCAGCTTCAAAATCCGAATGCCACGATTGCCGGAAATTTCGCCCCGACGCTCCTGTCTTTCCGTCCTTCCGCAACTATCCTCAAACAGGCCGCAGGGCTTGAAGGTGCCATGGCTCAGAAGGCTGCGCTTGGAACCATGGCCAAGGGCGGTCTCCTAAACACCGGCATTGCTTATGGCAGCAACATGGCTCACGCAGCCGTCCATGGAGCTCAGAGCACGGATCGTCTTACCGCCTTCGGCAGATCTCTTTTGCCTGGAGCCGACATTGAACAGGAATGGGGCGGTTCTTTTGGCGAGCACATGGGTGGCATCGCAAAGGAATTCGCCCTCGGCGCCGGCGTCCTCCACAAGCCGTGGCTTGCCGGTACTCCGTTCCACAACCTTGCCGCCAAGATCGGTGGCAAGCCGCAGAACATGGTCACTTTCACGGGCGCACCTACGTACAACGCCAGGGTCGCCCAGATGGCTCACGTCACGGCAAGCATGCAAGCAGCGGCCCAGCGCCGTTCCCAGCAGGAAGCCGCCCAGCTTGAGGGGGTTGACGTAGACGCAGCACGAGAAGCTCCGGTATTCAACGCCGGTCTTAATGCAAAAGAAAGGGCCGGCATCGATAAGATCAAGTCCATGCTGACCGAGGCCTGGAACCAAAAGGTGATCAGCAAAGAGCAACATGATGTTGCGCAGACCATCACGGACACGCTTGGCCGTGAGATGCTCAAGCACATTGAGCTAACCCAGATCGGAGGAAATGCAGATGTTCTCGGAAAGTCTGAACCGAGCAAAACTGATGCAAACGCCCAGGCCGCAAAGCAGACCAGGGCTCTCCTTAATTCTGTGACGGTTTTTGCAAGAGCGATCGAGACCGGTCGTTTTCATGATACGTTTATTCATGAAATCAGCCACCCTGCCTTTGAGAGCCTTTCAAAGGATCAGCAGCGCCGTGTGTTTGAGGACATGGTTCGTGAGCGAGTCCGGGCGAGAAGCGAAAGCCGTGTTCTTGACACGGTTCTGAACATCATGGGGATCCGCAATGACAACGGAGGCAACACCTCCGATTGGCACTTCAAGTCCCATAAGTTTAGCGAGCGTGACATGCTTTTGATACTCCGTGAGCTCCGCAGCTCCGGTATTGAAACCAGGGATAAGACCGGCCGTGAGATCTTCGCACTAAATAAAGACGACGGAACATACCGCCTTAATCCCAACTTCTTCGACGGACAGACGCTTAGTGAAAACATCTGGCACACGAAACGACTTAACCGTCTTGAAAGCGTCCGTGAATTCTTCACGGAGGAGATGGCGAAGGGTATCCTTGCCCGTGGTAAGTATGACGTGAAGTGGGGCGCCATTAAGAACAACAAGATCCGCAACTTCATCATTTCCACCTACCATGGCATGGTTGCGGCGCTTGAGCGTGTCATGGGCAAGCGTGCGGCCGTTGATCACATCATTGACCAGATCACGAAGGGCCACTTTAAGAACGTAACCAGGACCGGCACCGGGGAGATTGCGCCGGCAGAAGCCAGAACCATGGCAGATGGTCGTGTCATTGACGTAACGACAAAGAGGACGGACGCACATCTCCAAACCCTCAAGAAGGGTCTCGGAGAGCTCCAAGCAAAGGAACCTGGCCTTTACAGGGCTAAGTATGCCCATCGAATTCAGCAGATCGGCGACATGCTCTTTGATAGCGAGCAACAAGACGCTGCATCGGCTGAAGCTGTTGAAGCCCAGGTAGAAAGCCAGGCTCCGCAGCCTCGCCTTAGCGAAGACGACGCAAGCCCCGGCCTTCCCCGTGACGCCAAGGAAGCCCTCAAGAAGCTCGGCATCAAGGACACCGTGATCGGCAACGTGGTGCGCCACTCCACGATCGGACACATCGAGTCTGACTATCCGGTTATCACTTCCGGCGAACAAGCTGCGCACGTATTCCGAAGCACGGCCCAGGCCACCCAGGAAAGCATGCAAGTCCTGGTCACGGACAAGGACGGCCGTCCGCTTGAGATCTACCGACACACCATGAGCGAGCCTGGATCATCCCAGCTCTCTCCGATGATCATGCTGTCACAGGCTCTCGGCGTGAAGGGAGCCAAGAACATCTGGATCACCCACAACCATCCGTCCGAGACGTTTAGTTTCTCAAGTGCGGACGAGATCGCCTACGACAACACCAAGAGGACGCTCAAGAACACGGGCATCAAGCTGGCCGGCTTCCTTGCGATCGCCGGCAAGCGCTTCGCTCACGTCGGCCCCGGAACCATGGGGCACGTTACCGAAAATAACGCCATCCCGGACCGCACCGGCGGCCAGACCCATCGAATTCCCATCGTTGAACGTCGTTTCTCGATCCCACGTGGAGGACCGGAAGACCACCTGGATACGCAAAGCGGACACAACGAGCTGGGCCAGCGCCTACTCATCAAGCGACTTCTTTCAGACAAGCCTGGCGTCATCTTCCTCGACCGAAACAGCATGGCCGTAGGAAAGCAGGAGATCAGCATCGAGAAGATGCAGAAGCTTGGTCACACCGGCGTCCGCAACCTACTTGGCGCCTTCGACCGATCTGGCGCAACCAACATGATCGTGAGCGTCGGAGACGGGTCCATCCCGATCGACGTCCGTGAGCTCGCAGCAAAGAACGTCACCAACATGGTGGCCCAGGTCAAGGGCTACGGAATGGAGCTCGGCGTCAAGGCCGTGCTGACGAATGACGGAGACGCAAGAAGCCCGAACACCATACTCAAGACGCCGCATCACGGCGATCGAAGCGAAGGATTTAAGTCTGAAGACGCCCAGGATGCCGTGTTTGATCGTGGCGAAGACGAAACCCGTGTCGGTGTCGGCAAGATCAAGCCGCTTCATCGTGCGCCTAACACGCCCTTCCCGATGGTAGCGGACAAGCTCAAGGAATTCGGCATTACCTCCGGATACCTAAATCAGTTCTCCGAGCACGCCATCGTCGGCGAGGTCAAGACCGGCGTCACCGAAGTCCGCACGGCCGGCGACGTCGCATCTCTGATGCACGACTACGCCGGCACGCTCGCCCAGGGGCAGACGATGATCTTGATCGTCGGCGCCGACGGCAAGCCCGTCCAGGTCGGTCTGCACATGGTCGATAAGTCGCAGATGACGGGGAACAACGACATCATCAAGCCCATGTGGGGTGTCCTCGCCGGCCAGGCCGTATCTACGCCTGGAGCCAAGGAGGCATGGTTCGTCCGCATCAATAACGACCTACGACCCAATCAGCTCGAAAACCCGATCACCGATACCGCCGTCGAAAGCGAAACGTCCCTCAAGAACCTTCTCGAAGGTTCCGGAATTCGTTACCGTGGCGTGGTCATGATGGCCGGCCGGAATTATTCCTCCATGGAATACCAGGACGGAGTCCAGCGCCCGGACATGGGGGCGTACAAGTTTGACGTAAATACGGTCAAACCTATGCCGATCCAGGTCAAGCCCCCCACCGGCACGATCCCGCTTACCGAGCGTCGTTACTCCACACGCAGTCAGATCCCGTACGAAGCCGGCGTTCAGATGCCGGACAGAACGGAGCCTTCCGAGAACGCATCCTGGGGACGCACCGAGGCGGGAACGCAGAAGAAGCTCAACGAGCTGCTTGGCGGTCAGCCTGGCGTCATGTTCCGCACGAGCTCCGGCAAGGTCACGGGCGTATTCCCGATGACCATCGACGAGATGACCAACATCCGCAACTCCCCCGCCCAGAGGAGCCTCCTGGCTATGATGGATCGAGGCGGTGTAAATTGGGGTTTCGTCTCCGTCGGCGACAACGACTCAAGCACGCCGGAGGTCCGCAAGGCCACCTCCAACATCAACGCATTCTTGAAGCAGATGGGCTTGAAGGTCATCGACACCTACGGCCGATCCAAGATGCCGATCGACTCTGATCCGGAAAACCTCAGCATTCACGATTGGAAGTCCGAGGACTCGGATACGGTTGACCTAAATGATGGTCTCCTTGACATGTCGCATCAGTATCGCCCCGGAGCCCAGCAGATGCCTGGCTTTGAGAGCGATGGAAATCTTTTCAAGGGCAAGGATGGCTACGTCCTTGGAACCATTAGCACCGACGACCTTGCCGGCGGAACGATCACCGGCGAACACGGAAACAACGTGTTCATGCAGCCGGGACGGAAGGTATCCATCGTTCTTCCGGAAGGTGTCGAGTTTGACCGTTATGAAAAAGGCCAGGGCAAAGGTGGGTACGGCCGGGCCCACGCTGGGCGTGCTGGCGGCAACAAGCTCCAGGAAATCTTTGACAAGCTTGGGATGACTCCGGATGAGGCGATCAAGTTCATCACGGAGAATTTCAAGCACGGGTTTATCAACCCGAAGAACCCGGAAGTAATCGAGCTCAAGCTTCCTTTTGCTGGAAACTTCAAGCTTGGCAATGGAGTCAATGATCCGATGGGGCTCAAGATGATGATCAGAATTGTCCCTAAGGTCGTTGATAAGGACGGGAACCTGGTTGCAACCGTACAAAACATCATCCCGGACAAGTATTCACGATCTGTCCGTGAGCAGCATCCGAGGTTCGGCTCTCGCTTGATGCCGGAACAAACAAAGGCACTTTTTAAGCCAAGAGAATTTTCCGGAGAGCATCCTGGAGACGCAAACATTACGCAGGACAAGAGCATCAACCAGCATGAATACTTTTCTGGATCTCTTGAAACCCGCCCAACCATGGTCGAGCGCAAGGGTTACACGGAAAAGGAAGGCTTCCAGAAGGACAAGGACTACCAGATGTGGTCCGAAGACGACTCGGCGTCATACAACGGCCGTGCGGAAAGCCTGTTCAAGAATGACCGTGTGGTCGGGCCGGAGGAGATCAAGGGCGGTTTCCTTGCCTGGATGAACAGCACCAAGGAAATGGCCAAGGAGCACCTTTTCGAGCTCCCCTGGCCTGGCAATGGCGAACGTGGAACCTTTGAGCAAGACGAGGCGTTCAACGCCGGCCGTCGAGCCCAGCACGCAACGATCGACCAGGTCCTTGCCAAGCTGACCAAGCAGAAGGGCTTCAACCCGATGACCCTCAAGCCTGGCATGCTGAAGCGTGTCATTGCCTCTTCCCAGGAAGCCACGCTCCAGGCCTTCAAGGAGCTCGTCCGGGTCGCCAGCAACGTCCATGAATTCGTCATCGACCAGCCGGCAGACATCGATGGCAACAGGGAGTGGGGACACGTCAAGCGTTACCACGCCAGCATCATCAAACAGGTCCAGCTTGGCATGGAGGCCGGCGTGATCTCGAAGCAGCACGGCCTTGAGATCATCGAGATGGCCAACGAAGTTCGCAGCCGCACCTTCACGGCATTCGACAACTATCGCAAGGAAAACGGCGGCGATCGGGAAAACTACTCCGAAGACTCCGAAAACATGCGTATCCCTGGAGGCGCCAGGGACGAAGCGATGAAGCGACGCCCGAAGCAGCCGATCAAGACCTACCTAAACATCGGCCACGGCGACGTGGAGGGCGAATACGGAAACGCACGATTGAAGGGCAATTTCAAGCCGGAGGATACTTTCCTCTACACCTACAACCACGGCAACGGCCGGTTCAACTACCAGAACATCGCAGAGATGGCCCAAGCCGCCGGCGTCGAGGCCAAGAACGCCGACGACTTCGCCCATGGCATGGGTGGCAACGGCATTGAAAACAACCTACGCCTGGGCCGGAATGACACCGGAACCACCGGTCGCATTGAGATCGATCACGAAGCCCAGCGGATCCTCGTTTCTGCCGGATCCGGCAAGGGCAAGCTCGACCCGGAATACACGTCGCCCAAGGAGCTCATGAGCCGAAGCGACGCACTCAAGGAGATCCGTGACAACGTCGAGCGCCTCCAGGCCGAAGGCAAGCTGCCGAAGGGCTACAAGGTCGAAGGATACGGTTTTGCCAGGGAAAACCGTTTCAAGGAAAACTTCCAGGAGCGCTTCTCCGAGGATGACGGCGAGAACATGCGTATCCCTGGCGGTGCTCGTGACAACTTCCAGCGTCAATCTGCCAAGGTTAAGCGCCAGAAGCCGATCCGCTTCTGGACCGACGTCGGCCACGCCGACCGGACTGACGCAGAGGGCGAAGAAAACACCTACCTCTGGTATGCGACAAAAGACGGAGAGATCCAGGTCATTAGCGCCGACGAGCTCCGTAACTCGCAGACCCCGGAGGGCTATCAGCTCATCGACTCGTCCGACATCCCGACCCACTCGGATTGGGAGACGCACCTTGAGATGGGCAACATCCAAGGTGACTACGGCAAACAGCCCATCATGGAGCTCCCGCACGGCCGTATCGATGACCGTGGCGACGTGACCAGGATCTCGTTCATGGACGCCAAGAACCGTGAATTCTCCAGCCGTCCGTCCGACTACGAGCACAACCGTGAGCAGATCAAGAACAAGCTCGCCGAATTCATGGGCAAGAAGGCCGAGGACATGCCCGGATACGATTTCTCCGCCGGAATGACTCCGGAGCGCTTCTCTGAAGACGCCGAAAACATGCGCAGTCCTGGAGGCGCAAGGGACGCAGCCATGAAGCGACGCCCCGTCACGCCGGCCAGGATCAGCATGTACTACACCGACATCGGCCACCCCGAAGGTCGTTACTACAAGGCTTCCGCTGGAGTGGAGGTCAACCCGGACAGCAGCCAGCAGTACCTGTGGGCATTCAACCAGCACGGGGAATTCAACATGATCAGCGTCAAGGATCTGACGGAGCAGTATGAAGCCAAGCGCCGGCGTGGCCAGGGCCGTGGCGCAGATGGTCGCCTCATGGACCAATACAATGAGTCCGACATCACCCACTCCCAATGGATGGCCGTTACCGGGGACAAGCTTGACTTCCGTAAGGTCGGATCGGGTCGCCTGGACATCATGCCCGACGGCAAGATCCGCATGAGCTGGGCCGCTGGAAGCGAGATGGACAGCACAGAAGCACGTGAGGCCAAGGCCGAGGAGATCAAATTCAATGCCTCAACCTTCCTTAATGGAGAGGGCAAGCGTGCAGCCAGGGTTTCTCCGGACAAGATCGCCGGATACGTATGGGACTCCTCCGGATCTGGAAGCGAGCCTGGACGCTTCTCTGAAGACGCAGAAAACGGCGTGTTCCCCAACCAGAACAAGGCCAAGGGACGCATCCCGGACGTCAGAATTCGCAACGGTGAAACGGACCTTGGAGTGGTGCTCGCCCCTGGCGAAATCCTTGACTCGAAGGGCCTTCGCATCCGCACGCAGGGTAGCCAGGCTGGACTTCATTGGGGTGAGATCGGGCACGACGAAGCGCCTTGGGATGGCGATCCGGCCGTTCGTGATGCCTTTGAGTCCGGCAATCTCCAGGACGCATTCCGTGACGCAGACAACAGCCTGTTCGCCTTTGACTCCGAAGCCGGCGAAATTGATGTCGAGTTCACCAGGGATTACGAAACTCACCTCGCTCGCTGGGGTGACGGGCCCCAGGAGTATTGGGACAGCAGGGGAGAAGATAATAAAAATTGGGGCAAGATTGACCCCAGGTACACCTACCTTGGACGCATCGAAGTCCCCGTGATCGGCAAGGACGGAACGCTCCTTCGCCGTGGACGCATCTCCCTGGCCAAGAATTCCGCAGACGTTTCGTGGATCGACACCAGCTCCGACATGACCAGGGCAGACATGCCCCCTGGGTTGCTCCAGAAGATCCGAGAAGAAGCAACGAGACAGGCCGTCCAGGAATACTCGTATCTCGACAGATACGGTGAACCGAAGACCAAAGAACAGGCACCGAAGCCGGACCATTTCGACATCTATGGATTTGGAATGGAGTCAGAAAAGGCGCAGATGGGCTTCTCTGAAAAAGACTACGGACCGTTGAAGCTGTCCGAGGACTCGGTCGAGGGCTACCGTGAGCTCGCAGAGCGACCGATCGGCGAAGGCAAGGAAGGCCGAGACAGGCTCAACAGCATGGTCGCCCGGATGTCCGAAGACTCCGACACCGTAAGCGAACCGCCCTTCGTGCCCCCCAGCGTGGCTCCGAACAAGAGCAACCTGGAGATCGCAAAGGACATCGTTACGGCTCGTTTCTTCACCGGCATCAGCACCAAGGCCCACGAGATCGCAGCAGCGTTCCCGAACAGCCGTGCCGCCAAGGCGGTCGCCAACCTTATCCACGCCCGTGCCGGCGCCGAAGCCGGCGTCACGCAGCTGGACATGCCGACGGCCATCATGAAGGAGCGCACCAAGCGCATGAACGAATTCTTCGACATCATGTCCCCGCTTCGTAGCGAATTCGCCTCCATGACCAAGGCCGACCGTGACCTGGCTTACCGTGAGCTTGCGGACATGATCACCGGAGAGATCCCGATCGACACATCGACGCCGGCCGGCCGTGCAGCCGAAGGCCTCAAGGCCCTACTCAAGTCGATGCACGAGTATCGCACCGCCGCCGGCGAAAAGCTTGGCGAGGTCGAAGATTACTTCCCGTCCGTCTACGACTCGTTCCGGATCTCCGAAGAAGCCCATCTGTTCAAGGCAGACGCCAAGCGTGCCTACATGCTTGAGCTCGCCAACGAATTCCAGGGCCAGGAGCTCGAAGACATGGCTGAAAAGAAAGCCCGTGAGCTCACCCTTTCGCACATCCGTGGCGAAGGAGAGGGTCAGTTCAAGAGCTTCTTTGAGGACGGAGCTCCGCAGATGGGGGAGAATTCCGCAAAGAGCCGTAAATTCGGAGTCGAGGCCCAGAAGATCATGAGCAAGTGGCAGATCAAGGACCCGTATCGTGTGATCTCCCGATACATCTCCGGAGCTACCAAGAGCGCAGAAGTCGTCCGTCGCCTCGGCGAAGACGGCAAGAAGTGGCGCAAGATGGTTGCGTCCATGGAGAAGGACGGCGTCGCCTACGACCGGATCGATGAGCTCCGTGACCTTCTGAAGGCATCCGTCGGCATTGGCCGGCGTGCGAACAGCAAGGCCGAACAGACCTTCATCGACATCATGGGCCTCTACACGGCCGGCTCCGTGATGGGCCGTTCGTTCATGAACAACATGTTTGAGCCCGGATCCATGGGCATGCGTTCCGGCCATCTCGGCCTGGGCCTCCTGGCCTATGCGGAGACCTGGGGTCGCACGATCCGAAACGGAGTCAGATCCGTGACCGGCGAGCGCCTGGACAAGACGTTCTGGGAGAAGTACGCAGAGCAGATCGGCACGATCAGCGCCGACATCAACGACGCCTGGATGAACAGCCACTCCATTGAGGTCGATGGCGACCGTTCCGATCCTCGCATCAATTGGCTTACGAGCCGGGTGTACCAGGCCAACCTTCTCCAGATGACGGAAAATGCGAAGCTCCAGGCGTCTCACGCCATCGGCTTCAAGTTCCTCGTCAACCTGGCCGAGATGCAGCAGGGCAAGAGCTGGATGAACGCCCTTGACGTGACCGAGTCCGTGAAGTCCAACCTCCGTGAGCTCGGCATCGCCGACGCAGATCATGCTGCGTTCTCCAGCTGGATGATGAGACTTAACAAGCTCAACGACGCCGGCCGTATGCGTGCCATGACCAGCGGAGGCAAGATGTCCAAGATGCTTGAGACGGCCATGACCAAGTTCTCGATGCAGTCGTCCGTCCGTGCTAACCGTGCCCACAAGCCCGTCTTCCAGGACGGAGCAATTGGCAAGACCCTGTTCCAGCTGATGAGCTACGCTTACGCCTATGCAGCGGAGGTCAATTCACGGACGTACAGCTACGCAAAGAGCGCCCTTACGTCTGCTCCGGCCGGCAAGTCCTACGCCGTAGGTGACCGCATCCGTTTCATGGCTCCTCTGATGATGATGCCCCTCGGCATCATTGCCTTCCGTCAGATGTTCAAGCTCAAGGATGAGGTCTATCCGACCGAGTACAGCGAGAAGCACAAAAACGATCCTTGGTGGATGAAGTGGCTCAACGCCGCATCCTACGCCGGCGGTTTCGGCCCGAAGGTCGAAATGGCTACCAAGTACGTCATGCGTGATCAGCCTCCTGGCGGTCCGCTTGGACAGCTTGTCGTGGGCGGTGCTCGTGTCGCAAAGGATGCCGTCTCTAACCAGCTCCAGGGCAAGCCCCAGGACAGCGTCAAGCGACAGGCTGCAAAGGTCGCCGTACCGCCGATCAAAGCAGCTACCGTCATCGGAGCTACCGCAGCCCACCCGGCCGCAGGAGCTGTCGCAAACCAGGTCGCAAACAGCACGCTTTGGTCCAACGCCATGACCGAAAAGCCGAAGACCGGTCCGAAGCCCCCGAAGGACGACTACCAAAAGGAGATTGATCGGGAAAACCGTATCCTTAAAAAGGAGAACGCACCTCCTAAATAATGTCCTACCTCATCACCGCATTCGTTTTCACCCTGGTTGGCTTCGCCGCCGGCTTTCTGGTTTTTCGCAAGAACCAGGCTCGCATCAACGACGCCGAAGCCAAGGCACGTGACCTTCTGAAGTGACGTGAAGCTGGCGACCTTGATCCTCTTGGTCGCCATGGCCGGCTGCTCATCCGTGAGCAAGCCGGAGCCGGAGCCGTCTCCGAAGCCGGTGTCGCTTGGGTCAGTTAGCGCCGGCCTTGATCAGATCGACAAGGCCGTAGCTGCGAGCGTCCAAGTGGCCAGGGAAATGAACAAGGCCGGCAAGCCAGACAAGGTCGAGGGCGAGCTTTCGGTAGCTGCGGCCAACCTTCCGAAGCCGGACCAGGACGCCGTCAATGTGGCAAGATCCAGAGCCGACAAAGCCACGTCTTCCGAGTATGAGGCGCAACGCCAGAAGGCACAGGCAAAGGCTGCACAGCTTGAGAAAGAGTGGGCAGAGCTCGGCAAACAGGTTCGTGAGAACCAGAAGATCCTGGAGCAAAAGGACGGACAGATCAAAGAGCTCAAGCTCCAGGTCGAAGCCGGCAAGAAAGACATTTGGACCATTACGGGCGCCGGCCTTGTGGTGATCGGGGGGCTGGCTATGGGCTTTGCCAGCTGGAAAATGGGTGCTCCGTTGCTCCTGGCCGGCGCTTTCTGCGGAGCTATTCCTTACACGCTTGGAAGTCCGGCTTTCGCCTGGACGGCTGGGGCGACGCTGGCGAGCTGCTGTGCCCTGTTCATCTGGTGGGTGTTCGACAAGGTTAGGGACAACATCAACGAAAATGAGCCGCCCCAAAAAGTTCAAAATCGTTGAAAGCGATCTGAAGAAAGACAGAGATGACGGACAGCTCTACCATGTCGGCGCACGCAAATTCAAAATCGTCATCGACAAGAACCACCGTTCAGAACGGGAAAGGCTGGACACGTTGGTGCACGAGTGTCTCCACATCGGGGATCTCCGGGCCACAGAGCGAAAGATCCGGCACATGGCCGGCATCATCACGGAAGCCCTCTGGCGACAAGGTTATCGACGATGAACCGGCAGCAGCGATACCGACTCAAGAACCCAAAGGTTCCGATGATCGGGAACGCAAGGCAGCGTGCGAAGCTCTACGGAGTGCCTTGCACGATCAAGCCGGAGGATTTCGAGATCCCGGAATTCTGTCCGGTCCTCGGTGTGAAATTAACACATGGATCGAACAAGAGATCAACAGACAGCTCTCCGAGCTTGGACAGATTGATCCCGTCCAGGGGCTATGTGAAGGGCAACGTCACGATCATCAGCAAGCTGGCCAACACGATCAAGAGCTCGGCCACGCCGGACCAGGTTCGGCTTGTGTACCTGTGGCTTAAAAAGAGAATGAAGAAGCGATGACGCCTCCCATCCAGCCACCGGAAGATCCGAGCAGTCTGCTTGGAGACGGCGCACGATCTGCTGCGATCGGAGTCATCGCCGGCGTCGCAAGGATCATGCTCTCGACGGAGAAGCAATCTGTCGGATACGTTGCCAGGCGCATGGGTGTCGCCGCCGTTGTCGGCTTCTTTTCTTCCATGTTTGTGGGCGAATACGTCACCTCCGTGAAGCTTCAGTTCTGCTGTGTCGGAGCCCTATCCTACGCAGCACCAGAGGTTTGTGACTTTACGCTCGGCCTGGTTAGGCAGGGAAGGATGGCCAGAAACTTTTTCAACAAGTCCTAACTTTTGTAGTGGACACGCCGGCGATCGGCGTCCATTCATCGGTCATGGGCATCGACGCCAAGACCATCGTGAAACGCTTCGGCGGTCGCATGGAGCTGTATCGTCGGCTCACGGCCATCGGTCACGACATCTCCGTCAAGACCATCGAGAAGTGGATGGAGCGAAACTCCATCCCGACCCAGCGACTGATCGTTCTGATGAAGCTCGCCAAGCTCGAAGGCCGGACCCTCAACCTACAAGATTTCATCCAAACCGACAATGAGCTACATGACCCACAAGACGACCGCCGAGCTCCGAAAGATCTTCGCTGATCTGGAGGAAGTGATCGACGCCGCAAAGCGGAGCCAGGAGGAAATCTCCCAGCTCCTTCTCCTCCGTCACTCCAAGCGTTTCCAGGACGAGCTCGCCTCGGCCGGCAAGCAGGACGGCGAAATGACCCGTGAGGTGGACGGCGAGAAACTGACCTTCGCCATCAAGGCCAAGGTGAAGTGGGACTCCAAGACCCTCCAGGACATCGCCTCCGGCCTCCCCCAGGAAACCGTCTTCAAGGTCTTCAAGATCGACTTCTCCGTACCGGAGCGAACCTTCAAGGCTCTCACGGACGAAGGCCTCATCTCCCAGCTGACCACGGCTCGAACCGTGGAGTACAGCCAGCCCAAGATCGTCTTCGCCAAGTAAGCCATGGCAAAACAACCGACGGCCACCGGCGTGCACACGCCCGGCAAGGCACCCATTTCCTCCAAAACCGACATGATCAAAATCATCAAGGCCGACGAGCGCCTCAAGCTCGTACCCAAAGTGAACATCGTCCTGTTCGGCCCCTCCGGGGTCGGCAAGACCACCCTCGCCAGGACGCTCGACCCGAAGCGCACCCTGTTCGTGGATCTCGAAGCCGGCACCCTGGCCATCCAGGATTGGCCGGGCGACGTCCTCGACGTCCGTGCCGCCTCTCTGGCCACCGGCGCCCATCCGTGGGAAATCGCCCGTGCCCTGGCCCTGTACATCGGTGGACCCGATCCGTCCGATGCGAACGGCAACTACTCGGCCGGCGTCTACGCCCAGGTCCAGGAGATGTTCTCCTCCATCGACCTCAAGAAGTACGACACCATCTTCGTGGACTCGATTACCGTGGCCTCCCGTGAGTGCTTCAAGTGGTCGCAGATCCAGCCCGAAGCCATGAGCGAGAAGACCGGCAAGCCCGACACCCGTGCGGCCTACGGCCTCCTCGGCCGTGAGATGATCCGCTGGGTCACCCACCTCCAGCACAGTCACCTGTCCGTGATCATGGTCGGCATCCTCGACTCCGAGAAGGACGATCTGAACCGGGTCACCTGGAACCCCCAGCTCGAAGGCTCGAAGACCGGCCGTGAGATCCCCGGCATCTTCGACCAGGTCATGACGCTCCAGAGCTTCAAGACCGACGACGGCGAGATGTATCGTGCCCTCGTCTGCCAGCAACAGAACCCCTGGAGCTACCCGGCCAAGGATCGCTCCGGCCGGCTTGAGCTCCTCGAAGCTCCGGACCTCGGCGCCATCCTCAAGAAGATCCGTGAGGGCAAGCGTCTCGACACGTCCATCACCACCACTCTGCCGAACAAGCAGTAACTAACCCAAAAAAACAAGAACACATGTTCAACACCACCAGCGGTCAGCCCGACCCGAAACAGGGCAACACCCTCATCCCCAACGCCACCCTGGCGAAGGCGGTCGTGAAGGTCCAGAACATCGGCAACTCCAAGCGCACGGGCGCCGAGTACGCCAAGCTCGACCTCGTGATCTGCGAGGGCGAGTACACCAACCGCCACATCTTCACCGTCGTGATGAACCCGCACGACAAGGATGGGGACAAGGCGGCCGGAGCCAAGATGGGAGAGAAGAACCTCTGCCACATGCTCGAAGGCGCCGGCCTCATGGATCACACCGATCCGGCCAGCACCGCACAGTTCGACGGCGCCTCCTTCCAGGACGTGCTGACCGCCCTGGACGGCAAGGTCGTGGCGATCAAGATCCGTGTCGCTCCTGGCAAGGACGGCTACGAAGACAAGAACGAGGTCGCACAGTACCTGTCGCCGGTCCAGGCGTCCGGCTCCAAGCGTCTCTGGGAACAGCTGAACGGCTCCACCCCTGTCACGCATGTGCAGAAGCCGGCGTTCAACGTCCAGCCGAAGCCCGTCGCCACCCCCGCCCCGAAGCCCAGCTCGGCTCCGGCCTGGCTCAAGCGTCCTAACGGCTAACTGATCACGGACCCCGGACGCCACCGGCGAGCTTGACTACGCATCCATGCGTACGATGCTCTCGGCGTTCGGGGTCTGTTCTTTTCTAACCGGGGGCGTGGGGATTGCTATCGTGGCGTCGGTTCCATTCCGGCTTCCCTACCGCCCCCTCCCTTTCTAACCGACATGCAACTACGACCCCGCCAGGCCGACTTCGTGAAGCGATGCCTGGGCGCCCTGGCCAAGGAGGGTAACACCCTTGGCATCGCACCGACCGGAGCTGGCAAAACTGTCATGCTGTCCGCTGTGCTTGACGGCCTCAAGGGCCGGTCCCTGGTCCTCCAGCACCGGATCGAGCTCGTCAACCAGAACAAGCGAACCTACCTGGCCTTCGTGCCGGGCGCACCGACCTCCGAATACACGGCCGACCAGAAGATCTGGTCCGATGGCGTGACCTTCGGCATGGTCCAGACCCTGTGCCGGGACAAGAACCTGGCGACCCTTCCGAAGCTCGACACCATCGTCATTGACGAATGCCACCATGTCGCAGCCGAGTCCTACCAGGAGATCCTGGCAAAGGCACGATCGGTAAATCCGGAGCTGAAGGTCTTCGGCGTCACCGCAACGCCGGAGCGTGGAGACCGCAAGGCTCTCGGCCGGATCTTCTCGAACACCGCAGACCAGATCACGCTCCCGGAGCTCATCGAGTCCGGACACCTTGTTAAGCCCCGGTGCTTCGTCATCGACTGCGACATCAAGGACGAGCTCTCGAAGGTCAAGGCGACGATCGCCGACTTCGACATGGAGGAGGTCGCCTCCATCATGGACAAGGAGGCGATCACGGATCGTGTCATCGAGGAGTGGAAGAAGGTGGCCGGAGACCGGCAGACCGTAATCTTCTGTTCTACGATCGAGCACGCCGACCACGTCAACCACGCCTTCACCAACGCCGGCGTCAAAGCGAGCATCGTGCACAGCGAGCTCCAGGACGACCAGCGTGCGTTGCGCCTGGACAAGTTCGACAAGGGCGAGATCCAGGTGATGATCAACGTCGCCGTGCTCACGGAAGGATGGGATTGTCAGACCGTAAGCTGCATCGTGTTGCTCCGGCCCTGTAGCTACAAGAGCACCATGATCCAGATGATCGGCCGTGGCCTCCGCAAGGTCGATCCGGCTCGTTATCCCGGCGTCATCAAGGACGACTGTGTCGTCCTCGACTTCGGCTATTCCCTGCTTTCCCATGGCTCGATCGAAGTGACGGCCCCGAAGCTCACGCCGGAGGAGGAGGTCGAGATGACCACATGCACGAAGTGTGGCCACACATACCCGGCACGCATCGCCCTGTGCCCCGCATGCCAGGCCGAAACCGAGGTCGAGGTTGAAGTACCGGAGAACGAGAAGGAAGCGCTGGAATACTTCGCCATGCGTGAAGTCCACTTGATGGACATGTCCCCTTACCGGTGGATCACCATGTTTGATGGAATGGTAATGATGGCCAACGGCATGACGGCCTGGGTCGTCATCGTCAACTACGCCGGCCGATGGTATTCCGTCGGCGGTATCGGCTACCAGGCCAAGGTCCTCGGCAGCTCTGCCCTGGACTCCAAGATCACGGCTATCGCCACATGCGATGACTTCCTCCGTGTCCACGGAGACGCCTCCCTGGCCGGCAAGAACAAGCGCTGGCTGACCCAGCCGGCAAGCGAAAAACAACTTGCACAGTTGGGGCTTGCAGGAGGCATGCACTTCTCCAAAACCAAGTACCAAGCCTGTTGCGATCTGACCTGGATGTTCAATGAAAAGAGCATCGAGCGAGTGATCAAAAACGCAGCCCAATCCTAACCGACTTATGTTCACCCCCGATACAGGCCCGGCCTTCGCCGAGGCCTTCAGACAGATCATCGACAAAGCGTTGATCGAAAAACGGTCGTCCCAGCCGAAGCGCCAATACCTTGGAGCTTCCATGTGGGGCGACAGCTGCGACCGAAAGCTCGCATACATCTACCACCAGATCCCGGAGGACGAAGGCACCGGCTTCCCGGCCAACATCCTTCGCATCTTCGACATGGGTCATGACGGCGAAGCTCGCATGGCCGAGCACATCAAGCTCGCCGGCTTCGACCTTCATACCAACAAGCCGGACGGAGGTCAGTACGGCTTCGAGGCGTGCGACGGGAAGCTCAAGGGCCACATTGACGGCGTGATCCTGGCCGGCCCGGAGATCGAAGGCCTTGAATGGCCGGCCCTGTGGGAGAACAAGGAGCTCAACGACAAGAGCTGGAACGACACCGTAAAGAAGGGCGTCAAGATCTCCAAGCCCCTGTACTACGTCCAGGCCCAGGTCTACATGGCCTACCTGGAGCTCCCGAATACCCTGTTCACGACACGCAACCGCAACACCGGAGAGGTGCACGCCGAGCTCATCAAGTTCGACCCTCGTGTCGCCCAGGAGGCCAGCGACAAGGCCGTCCGGATCGTCACGTCCCTCAACCCGGACGAGATGTCCAAGTGCACGAGCGACCCTGCGGATTTCAGATGCAAATTCTGTAACTTCAAGAACCGGTGCTGGGAAACCAAGCCGGCATCCGTGACTCCAACCCCTACCGACAAACCAGCATGGCTCCGAAAAAAGTAAAGCGTCCCGAAGATCCGGACATCGCACATGGCAAGACCATGCGCAAGCTCGTCAACGACTACGCCGATGACGCCGGCGACGAGGAGATGCTCGTGGCTGACGGCTTCGATGCGGCCATCATCGGAGTGACCGAAGGGTGCAACCCGAAGGTCGTCTACGATTGGGACAAGTGCATCGAGATCCTCCGCAAGGACATGTCCGAGGAGGACGCCCTGGAGCACATGAGCTTCAACGTGACCGGAGCTTATGTCGGAGAACGCACGCCCCTGTTCATCCGCTTCCTTCTCACATGAGGGCCAAGGACCAGATCAACGGCGTAGGCATGGCCTACTTCCGTGCCGAACGCATCAAGATCATGGCGCCCCTCATCCGGCGTTGCAACAAGGAGAACATGACCATCACCCAGGCGTCCAAGTATCTCGGATGGTCGGAGTCTGCCCTCCGCAATTGGATCCGCATCCTGTGCATCAAGTGGAAGACCGGCCGTAAGCGTACGGTCTACAAGTACGACAAGACGGGATGGGAGAAGGCCGTCCTGGAGGGCCAGGCCAAGGGCTTGCCGATCTACCGGATCGCAGCCCAGCTCGGCACCGGACATTGGAACCTCTCCAGGTTCATGAAGGAGAACGGACTCCGTCAGCCCAACCGCAAGAACCGACTGATGCCATGATCAACCAGGACCAGATCAGAGATCACCTCTACGTCATCTTCTCCGACCTACCCGACGCCGGCTACGTCTGCGTGCGTGGGATCGGCGAGAAGGGCACGCCGGGCGAAGGCCGGTTCATGGACGACAAGCACATCGACCTGTCCCTTGGCTTCGACCACCTCCTGGCCGAAGTGACCAGGCATGTCGAACGCTGGACGGCCAGCGGTCACGCCAGCTTCATCGTCCCAGGCATCCTAAAAGCTCCCAAGGGATCGTCCGACAACGTCTCCAGCTTCAGCTCGATCGTTGTGGATCTTGATGCCGGCGACATCCTGGCGAAGCATCAGTACCTCAAGTCCAACCTGGGCGAGCCCACGGCCGTCGTCTACTCCGGAGGCACGCATGACGGCGTCCTCAAGCGACACCTTTATTGGACGCTCGCA